GAATGGTTCTAAGATTATAGCTTCTTCCACATCTTCATCTGCAATTCGTGGTTATAGTTTTTCATTATTGTTCTTGGATGAGTTTGCTTTCGTACAAAGAACGATTGCTGATGCATTTATCAAATCAGTTTATCCTACGATTTCATCTGGTAAAGATACCAAGATTATAATGGTATCTACACCCAATGGATATAATTTATTTTATAAATTCTGGAATGATGCTGTAGAAGGTAATAACCAGTTTAAGACATTCAAGATTCATTGGACTAGTATTCCAGACCGAGATCAAGAATGGCGTAGAAAGATTATCTCTGATATTGGTGAAGAAGCATTTCGTCAAGAGTATGAGGCAGATTTTCTGGGTTCTTCCAATACTCTTATATCATATGAGAAGTTGCAAGAATTATCTTATAGTTCACCTATATGGTCAAGAGATAATTTAGATGTTTTTGAAGAACCAGAGATGAATAAAACGTATGCTATTACAGTTGATACAGCTCGGGGACAGGGACTAGATTATTCCACATTTACAGTATTTGATACGACTGAAGTACCATATAAAATTGTAGCAAAGTATCGTAATAATATGATAGCACCGCTGCTTTTTCCAAATATTATAAATAATATAGGAAAGAAGTATAATGATGCTTATGTTTTAGTAGAAAGTAACGACATTGGAGCTCAAGTAGCCGATGTTTTACACCATGATTTAGAGTATGAGAATCTACTTACTGTAGCATGGTATGGTAGGCACGGTCAGCAATTATCAAGTGGTCATAAAAAAGATATATCGTACGGAGTAAGAACAACTAAACAAGTTAAAAAGATAGGTTGTTCAAATTTAAAAAGTTTAATTGAAGAAGATAAATTACTCATCCCTGATTATGATATTATTTCTGAGCTTACAACATTTGTAACTGTTGGTGATACATTTGGAGCTGAAGAAGGTTCAAATGATGATTTGGTTACAACATTGGTTTTATTTGGATGGATGGTAGATCAACAATATTTTAAAGAATTAAGTAATTTGAATATTAGAGAAAAGTTATATCAGACTAAAATGGATTCAATAGAAGATATGACAATTCCTTTTGGTATTATTGATGATGGATTGGATGACAAGTATGAACTTATGCCCGATGGCACGAAATGGGAAAAGGCACATACAGATAACTATTAAAAATCTATATCAATATTAAGAATGTAAAGGAGAAATCAAATGGCTTTTCAAGTATCACCCGGAATTAATTTTTCAGAAAAAGATTTAACGACTGTTGTTCCGAATGTGTCAACCAATATAGGTGCCTTTGTAGGGGCATTTCAATGGGGACCTTTATCATATAGGACAACAATCACAACTGAAAATGATCTAGTTGATCTTTTCGGTAAACCAACTACAACAACTGCTACACATTTTTGGTCAGCTGCAAATTTTCTTGCTTACTCAAACAACTTGGTTGTTGTAGGTGTAAAAGGTGCAGGCTGTCTTAATGCTGTTGTTGGTGATGATGATGCAGGTACAGCAATTCAAGTTGATAATTCAGATCATTATGATACTCGCATAGCAGGTACTGGACCTTTTACAGACCAATTATTTGTTGCAAAATATCCCGGAGTAAGGGGTAGTAGTTTAAAAGTACAAGCAATAGATTCTAATGGTTGGGCAGACGATACAGTTAATACAATTTTTAAAGCAAACTTTGAAAATGCACCTGGGACATCTGATGATGCTGCATATGCAAATGGATGGGCAGGTCCAGATACAGCTAAACCAACAATAGAAGATGAGATGCACGTTCTCGTTATTGATGAAGATGGTTTATTTGCTGGAGTAGCAGGAGAAGTTTTAGAAAGATTTGCTTATGTAAGTAAAGCATCTGATGCAAAAAGAACTGACGGTTCAAGTAATTATGTTGTAGATGTTATGCGTAACGAATCCAAATATGCATATGTTGGATTAGTAACACAATTTACTACCAATACAACTGGTTCAGAAAAGGCCGCAGGAAATCCAAAAGCTGGTGGAGCATTTTTAACTTTTAATAGTGCAACTGCATCTGAATCTGTCCCCGGTGGTTCTTTAGCAGGTGGAAATGATGGGGCTGCTATGACTGCGGGACCTATTCAGACAGGATGGGATTATTTTAATACACCAGAAACTTCAGATGTTACTTTGTTAATTGCAGGACCTGGAGGGACTACCACAGATAATACTGTAGCTGGAACTGTTATTGGTATTGCGAAGGAAAGAAAAGATTGTATGGCGTTTGTTTCTCCTCCACAAGATACAGTTGTACATGCCACAGGTCAGGCTGATGGGTGTGTAACTGCTAAAACTGCTATGAACGCAAGTAATAGTTATGGAGTAATGGATAGCCAATGGAAATATCAATATGACCGTTATCAGGATAAATTTATATATGTTCCGATGAATGGTGATATTGCCGGTCTTTGTGCGAGATTAGATTTTACGCATGATGCATGGTGGTCACCTGCTGGTTTAAATCGTGGAGCAATCAAGAATATTGTTAAACTTTCTTGGGAACCGACTAAAGCTGATCGTGATACCATGTACAAAGCAGGTATTAATCCTCTTGTTACACAAACTGGTGCTGGTGTTATTCTTTGGGGCGACAGAACAATGCAACCAACACCTACCGCATTTGACCGTATTAATGTACGAAGATTATTTATTGTTCTTGAAAAAGCAATTTCTAATGCAGCTAAATCTATGTTGTTTGAGTTTAATGATGAATTTACACGATCACAATTCGTGAATATGGTCGAGCCTTTCTTGAGAGAAATACAAGGACGCCGTGGTATTACTGACTTTAAAGTAGTATGTGACGGTTCAAATAATACTGGTGTAGTTATTGATAATAATAACTTTATTGGTGACATTTATGTTAAGCCAACAAGGTCTATCAATTACATCCAGTTGAACTTTATTGCCGCACGAACTGATGTTAATTTTACAGAAATCGGTGGTTAATCGTATAAATACTTTAAAACAATAAAGGAGTAATAAAATGGCAACAAACATACATGACTTTAAACAGTCTTTCAAAGGTGGTGTACGACCGAATTTATTTCGTTGTAACATTACTCATGCAGTTGGAATCCCGCAAATTGAGTTCTTATGTAAGGCAGCACAGATTCCTGCTTCTACTGTTGGTAATATTGATGTACCGTTTCGTGGTAGACAGTTAAAAGTTCCTGGTGATAGAACATTTGCTGATTGGACTGTAACAGTTCTTAATGATCCACAATTTGCTATTCGTGCAGCGTTTGAAGAATGGAGTGCAAGAATTACACATCATGCAGTTAATGTTTCAACTTTGACTCATTCAAATATATATGGTAATGCAGCAGTTGTACAATTAGATCGTAATGGTGGTAATTTGCGTACATATCGTATAGAAGATATTTATCCGACTGAGATTGCAGCTATTGATCTTGGCATGGATACCAATGACACAGTTGAAGAATACTCAGTAACATTCGCAGTTAATAACTGGCATTCAGATCAAGGTACTGGTTTTGATGCTTCTAGTACACAAGATACTGAATGGTCAATTGGTGTACGAAATCGAAAGGGCCATATCAAAGTTGGAAGTGGTGGGGTTAGTTTTGGGGTGAACACAACATTTTAATAATAGATAATTGAAAATGGGGGAGAGTTATTCTCCCCCGTTATTATGAATTTTTAAAAGGAAAATTTTTATGGCATTTGAATTATTTGGTTTTGAGATAAAATCCAAGAAGGAGAAGAAGGGCAAAACTTTTGTAACACCAGAAAATAGTGACGGAGCAACACAGATTATTGATGGAGGTGGGATTCTTGGGCATTATCTCAATACAGATTCAGATGCCAAAGACGAAAAAGTTTTAGTCCAGAAGTATCGTGATATGTCTTTTTCCCAAGAAGTTGATGGGGCTGTTGAAGATATTATTAATGATGCTGTGATTCACGAAGAAGGTATGCCTGCTGTAACTTTGGATTTGGAATCATTAGATTATACAGACAGTATTAAAGATAAGATACATTCTGAGTTTACTACAATTCTTGATCTGTTAGATTTTAATTTGACAGGTGCAGATTTATTTAAAAAGTGGTACATTGATGCAAGATTGTATCATCATATTGTAATTGATAATAAAAGACCAAAGGATGGAATTAAAGAATTAATTCCAATTGATCCTTTGAATATTGAAAAGATACGAGAAGTAAAAAAATCAAAAGGTGGTGCCAACCAAATAGAAGTTGTTGAGGATATTCAAGAGTATTATCTTTATACACCAGACAATTTTGGTGGAGGTAGATTTTTTCAAGGACAGTCAGCACAGAATGCTGTTCAAGTTGCACCCGATTCTATTTCTTATGTTCACTCTGGTTTAATTGATAATGTAAAACAAATTGTTGTTGGTTATTTGTTTAAAGCAATCAAGCCGTGGAATCAATTACGGATGATTGAAGATGCACTTGTTATCTATAGGTTAGCAAGAGCTCCAGAACGAAGAATATTTTATATTGATGTTGGTAATTTACCTAAGTTGAAAGCAGAACAATATCTGCAACAGGTAATGAATCGTTATAAACAGAAGATGATTTATAATGCAGCTACTGGTGAAGTTCAAGACCAGAGAAAACATCTTTCTATGTTGGAAGATTTTTGGTTGCCAAGACGAGAAGGTGGCCGTGGTACTGAAATTACTACACTTCCAGGTGGACAGAATCTTGGTGAAACAGATGACATAGAATATTTTAGAAAGAAATTGTACAAGTCTTTGAATGTTCCAATCTCAAGGATTGAAGGTGCAGACTCAACATCTTTTAATCTTGGAAGAGCTTCTGAGATTACAAGAGATGAAGTAAAGTTTGGAAAATTCATTAGTCGTTTACGACATAGATTTTCTCATCTTTTTACAGGTCTTCTTAGAGTCCAGTTGATTTTAAGAGGTATTATTAAAGAAGAAGATTGGTGGGAAGTTAAAGATCGTATTCGTTATAATTGGGCTAAAGATTCTCATTTTATGGAGTTGAAAAACTCTGAGATTATGAGAGATCGTTTTGAGTTAGTTTCAATGGCTGAGGAGTATGTTGGTAGATATATTTCAGCAGAGTATCTGCGTAAGAATATTTTACAACAGAGCGATGAACAGATTAAAGAAATTGATAAACAGATAGCAGCAGAGAAACCAGAAGAACCAGAAGATGATACGGAGGATGATGATGATGAGGACTTCTAAACCACATACTATGAAATCTATTTTAAAAGTTAAAACACAAAGTTTTATTGATAATTATAAAAAGAATTTGTTTCAAGATATATTAGAAAAACCAGAACTTGATGTAGTTAATGAAAGTGATAAACAAGTAAAACAATGGATCAAAGATAAAACTCTTACAGATGATTTGTTGGTGAATGTTATTAAAAATGTAATGAAAGAAAGGATCAAAAATGGTTGATATAACAAGTAATATTTTAAAAGATATTTTTGGTAAAAGACTTAATAAAGCAAAAGAGGGTATTGCAAAAAGTTTAAAAAATAAATCTTTAAAGGCTATTGACGATTATAAAAATAGTTTTAAATTTGAATTGCCAAGTTCCGAAACTCCAACTACACCCGAAACCCCAAAGGCCGACACATGAAAAATTTTAAAAGTTATTTAAAAGAAGCTCTTGTTGATGTAAAGAAAGCAAACAGAGAAAAAGAAGTTGCTTTAAAACAAACTAATAGAGATAAAGAAAATTTAGTTCGTAGAGGAGAAAGAGATAAAGAATCATTAAAACGAAGAGCAGAAAGAGATAAAGAAAAAGCAAAAGGAAAAAAAGAAAGTATTATTCAAAAAGTAGTTGAGTATATCAAGTCAGATGGTGCAAGAAAAAAATGTGCTGGTGGTGATGGTAGAAGAACTGAAAATCATGATTGTGATAAAATTCATTCTGGTATGTCACATGATGAATGGGAAGCATCACAAGACACACCAAAGGATGAAGGTAAAGATGGTGGAACAGGTGACAAAGAAGCTTATAAAAAATTCTTTGATGCAAAATTAAAAAAGTATGGAGTAACAAGTCCATCACAATTAAAAGGTGATGATAAGAAAAAATTCTATGATGAAATAGATGCAGAGTGGGAAGGTGATAATGAAGAAGATTGATGTTATGATTGATAGTGTTCTTGATGAAATAATGAGTAAATCAACTCGTATGAAAAAAACGAGGATGATGAAAATGAAAGGGAAGATGATTGCTAAAAAACGAAAAATTGCTATGAAGAAAAAAGCATCTCCTGAGAAATTAAAATCAAGAGCAATGAAAAAAGCAAGAGATATTCTTGCTAAGAAAATTTTAAAAGATAAAGATAAATCTGATTTATCTATAGCGGGTAGAGAAGCTTTAGAAAAAAAATTAGCTAAGAAGAAAGCAGTTATTAAAAAAATTGCAAGGAAAATTTTACCAAAAATTCGTAGTGCAGAAAATGAACGACTAGCAAAAAAAAGGGGTAATGAATGAAACTAATAACAGAACATATTAACGAGATTGAATATATTACCGAAGGTAAAGGTAAAGAGCAATACATCAAGGGTATCTTTATGCAGTCTGATATTAAAAATCAGAATGGTCGAGTTTATCCTCATGCTGTATTACAGAAAGAAGTAAAAAACTTTAATACAAAATATGTTAAAGAGGGAAGAGCTCTTGGAGAACTTGGACATCCAGCAGGACCTGTTATTAATTTGGATAGAGTTTCTCATGTGATTAAAGAATTAACTGAAGATGGTACAAATTTTATTGGTAAAGCAAAAGTAATGGATACACCTAACGGTCGTATCGTTAAAAACTTTATTAGTGAAGGAGTAAAGCTTGGTGTATCTTCCAGAGGTATGGGAAGTCTTAAAACTAATAAAAATGGTGTTAATGAAGTACAAGGAGATTTTGTTTTATCCACAGTTGACATAGTAGCTGATCCGTCAGCACCAGATGCGTTTGTTAATGGTATCATGGAAGGCAAAGAATGGATATGGGAGAATGGTGTTATTAAAGAACAAGATATAGATTCGATGAAGAAAACGATTATGAAAGCAAAAACAAGGGAACTTGAGCAGAAAAAGATAGAGATTTTTGCAAAATTCCTTCAAAATCTATAGTATTATAAATATTATAACAAATAAATTACTTTTAGGAGATTAACAATGGCAAAGAAAGAAACACTCACAGATGATGGAAAACTTGAAGAGGTTGATATGGAAGAAGCGAAAAGTGCTAATAAAGAATTAGGCTTGCCTGATATTGATGATGAAGAAGGTCGAGAAGATTCAGAGCCTGATGGAGAAGATGGTACAAAGAAGGCAACTGATCCTAAAACAAAAAAGTCCAAAGCCTCTGCAAAACAAGAAGCTAAAGCAAAAAAAGAAGAAGATGACGAAGATGAAGATGAAGATGATGAAGAAGAAGTAGAAGAAGGTAAGTCTAAAAAAGAAGGTATGCCTCCTTGGTTGAACAAAGATAAAAAAGATGATGATGACGAAGATGATGACGAAGATAAAGAGGAAGCCAAATCTAAGAAAGAAGATATTGATGTAGATGTTTCTGAAGATGTTGCTGCTCTTGTAGATGGTGAAGACCTTTCTGAGGAATTCAAAACGAAAGCTGCTACAATCTTTGAAGCTGCAGTTAAGTCTAAGAT